GTAGCCAGGTTGTCCTGGCGGAGTCATAAACGGCGCCAACGTTTGTAGCAACTGTGTCGCTTGCTGACGTTTGAACGTGTCGTTCTGCGGTTGTGTGGAACCACCCACAACCTCGAAATCGAACTCGCCTTGAACGTCTTCAGGTTTGGCAGTGACCCAAGCCGTACCGTTCGGGCCAGTGACACGGACCGCAGCGTCCGTTGTCATGTACTTCTGTGCCAACATCACAAGCCGACGTGCGACCTCACTGATCGCATTCTCGATGGTGTCCAACTTGTCGGACGCTCGTGCGTTCGCAGCATCCTGAATGATGCTCGCCTCAGTGGCAGTACGACGCACCTCAGGGAGAGCGCCACGCATGTACTCGTTCACGCCCGTCACACGGTCGATGTCGGACTCGATCATCTCCGAATGTTGCGAATAGAACTGCGCGTTAGCATCGTTCCGAGGGAACGGCGCTATCGCTTCATTCAATGGCACGTCGTTCACGACAGGGACCGCTGTGCCAGGTTTGTTCGACTTCAGCGCATCCAAACCCTTTTGGTCGAAAGCGCTATCTTTGTAAATCCATTTAGCGATGTCCTGCTTACGAACAGCGACCATATCTGAACGAGTGTCATTCAACTCGTCCTGCAATGGTTCGATCGCTTCGATCTCACCAATCGGGTAGAACTGGTCAGGAACATCATAGTTTCTGATCATCGTGAACGGATGTCCATACGGGTACGGGAACTCTTGCGCGTCTATGAGATAGTCGTCGCCGTTCTCCGCAAAGACACAAACGTGCTGATCCACCAGATCGTAGTATTCCCAAATGGTGACACGACCCGCATCGTCAGGGACCGCCGATTTGTTGTCTTCGTTGAACCAACGAAAACTACCATCAGCTTCCACTTGCCGAACCGCAGATTTCTTGTAACGCTCATCGTCTTTCACCGCCTCCAACGGTCGCACAATCCGTTGTGCAATCCACTTCATGTCTCCCTCAGACGTAGCCTCAGGGTCCACGAAAATGTCCAAAGGTGAAATGCGCTCCACGTAAGGCGCATCCTTCAACGTTTCGATCAACGTATCGGGCATCATCTCTGCCACGTCGGCGTTGGTCGGTAAGTCCAACGCCATCGCAGGGTTCTCTGCCGCATAACTGTCCAACTGGTCCGTGAGGACCGAGTGGGCCACACCCAACTCGTTAGGATCAGCTTGACGTTCTCGTTCTTCGAAGATCCAACCCGTCTTCAACCAACCGTGACCGTACACAAGGTAGTCTTTGACGGCCCGACGGAAATCGGGTTTGATGTCGTTATGCCTCCACCAATAGTTGACAACTACCTCAACGATCGTAGCCTGGTTGTCGAACTCTTCCCGAGTCGGGTGGACAGTGATCTTAGGGTGGTTGACCGCCACGGAAGGGGCAATCACGTTGATGGTCGCGAAAGCGATCGCCACAGCGATCTGATCGTGGTCCGTACCAATCAACATTTTCAGACGATAAATGTCACGCAACCGCTTCCACGTCTCATCGTAACCTTCGTCGGTGCGGAACTTTTTCGCAGCCGTAATACGGGCACGATACCTCGAAAGGTTTTTTTTCGCTTCCTTCGAAGAGTACATCGGCTTAGCCGACTCTTGCGCCGAAGGCGAAACAATCCCCGAAGGGGCAAACGTGTCGGCTGCCATCAGATCCAGCGCGATCCAGGGGCCTCCGAGATGGGCGCATTAGAGCCAGTCATGCCCTCAGCTTCCCACAATCGTTTGTTTTCTCGCATCGTTTCCCCTACAGTCTCGCCGTTCCGCCAGCCTTCACGCCCACCAGCGAACGAAGCCAAAGGCCCTTTGTTGCGGCCATCCTTCTCACGTTCACACGTGAGACAGGGGCCAGGATCAGCAAGGGCAGGTTGAAAATGGTTACAAGTTTTCATAAAAGGCATCCTGTATATATGGCTAAATCGTTCCGAACGTCAGTGGCGGCGGTGGTTCGAACCCATCACATACATGTCTGGATCAGGGTCTTTGACCTTATCGAGAAAATATTGGAACGTCATGTAGTAGTTCGGTTCGTCCACTTGTGGGTTGAGCCGAGCGAACGGCAACATTTGGTTAGCGATCGCCAATGAGATCACACGGTCATCGAAAGGTGACCCTGCCATCTGGCCACGTTCGTTGCGCACAAAAGTGAGCATTTCGCCGATGGTGGCGGCATCGTAGATGCCCAACCCTGCCCGAAAGTCGCGGGCCAGTTCGTCAATCATCAGAGGTTTCGACGTTTTCGTTGTCAACCATCCGATGGTATCTACCTGTTTACGGTAGGCCTGCCTACCATCCAACCTGCGGCGCGCATATAGCTTGGGGTAACTGAGACGTTGAAGCGCTTTGTTGGTCGAGAGCCCGTGGTTGTTGGCTTCCACGCCGATGAAGGCGTGATTGTAGTAGTAACCCAACATGGCCAACTCTTCACCGAAAAGATCGGGGTCGATATGTCCGTGCCATGTTGCGACCACTTCATTGTGTTTGGCGCTGAGCACGTGAGCGGACGAAAAGTCACCATAATCGAACCCTTCCGCAACGTCGGCACCTATCACGTAGGCGTCATCTATTTCTTTGTCCCGCCAGATCGACACCACACCATCGGGGTGGGGACGTAACTGCGGTGAACGTATCCCGAACTCGGGGTGCCGTTCGATAGTGAAACATTCTGGCTCAATAATGGGCAGCACACGTAGTCTGTCCACATCGAAAACAGGGTTACCTGACTTGATGAACGCTTCTTCAGGGTCTTTCGGGTATTCTTGTGCCAACTGCCACGGTGGCATGTTGGCCTTTTTGATCTCATACCATTCGTCGTCGCGGTCGGTGTTCGCGAACCACGCGTAGAACAGTGGGATGAACGCCGAAACTTTCGTTACGGCTTTGATCCAAAACTGGTGGAAGAAGTTTCCCGAACCGTTTGCGGTCGATAGTCCAATGCAACGTCCACCAACGTCCGTGATTGGTTCGATCGACGCCCACGCATCTTCAGGGTTATCCAAGAACGCCCACTCGTCCACGATAACAAGAGAGACAGCGGACCCACGCGCAGGATCTTCTTTCGACGGGAGAGATTCGATAGAACTCCCGTTGTCGAAGGTAATCTTTCCCACATTGCGATCCAACCGCGTTGCGGCCCGTGACCGAATCCACTCGGGAAGACGTTTGTAGGCATAATCGCTTTTCGCCAAGAGCTTGTGGGCATCACGTTCCGTTCTCGATAGCATCACGATGACCTGATCGGGCCAGAACATCGCCAACCACAGGCAGTAGACCGCCATGAGGGTAGACCACCCAAGTTGGCGGGCCTTCAAGATGATCACATACCGTTCGACCATGCAGACCTGTAAGGCCTCCAACTGCGCTTCGCGCAGATCGAACAAGATCGCACCCTTCTCAGGGTGTTGAATCTTGACCTGTTCGCGCATGAAAGCGACCGCCGCACCGAAATCGGTGGGCGATTGGCCACGATACTTACGGTATCTGGCCTCCTGCAGCAACTCTGCAGCAGTGGCCATCAGCCCTGATCACGCTTCTTCGCGGCGTTCTGAGGCAACAGTTTCAGTTTACGTAGGGTGGCCAACACCTTTTCGCTGCCAGCCCCATACACGTAGTGAGAACCTGTCATCGACGGGTGACGTTCATGGCCGATACGTTTTCCTGCGAGAGACGCAGCGAAGTCGTTGGCGTACTGTTCGCCAGCAGACGAGTGGAGGCTCCCTGGACCAGACCACGGCATGCCAAACCGATCTTCGTGTAGAAGCGCACGAGGGCCTTGTGTGCGAACCTCAGCACGGCCCTGCGGGTTATGCTGCATCCACACAGGAGAACGTGCCTGATGCGTAGCGTCGAGGTACTGGTCGGTCTGCGCCTCACCAGGCATCAGTTGGCGTTGAGCCAAATGACCTAGCTCGTGGGCGACCACGAAATCGCGGTAGTGGGGATCGCCAGGAACAGGGTCAGCGTTCCAAAGCATTGTGTTCGTGTCCTGTTGTGCCGCCGCTTGTGGAGCATAGTTGGCGTGCCCGCCACCTTCCACAACCTGCCCCATAGGTCCGACCCGCACGTGCGGTTTGCGGACCTTGGCGCGGTTCACCAACGCTTGCAGGAACTGCATCGCCCGTTCCTGTGAGGTGGGTTGCTTCACTGGCCAGCCGCCAGTTCCAGCGCCTCACGAAGCTCATCGTCTGTCATCTCGGTAACTTCCTTATCGGTCACAATCGGTTTCGTAGGCGACAACCGCTCACAAAACGCCATATACTGCTTCGCTGCTTCCGTGCTGCCCGTCACAGCCTTCTGCCACATCGCATCCACCACAGCTTGAATCCGCTTCGGTGAGAGGTTGTAAATCTGGAACAGACGCTCCACGTCGTCTTTGAACCACTGCGCCTGCTCCCACGAATACAACGTACGATCAGGAATACCCATCAACTCGGCATATTCCTTACGGGTCTTGGGGGTACGCACCTCGTCAGGGGTGCCGTACCAAACTACGAAGGCATGCTTTTGATCGTCGTCGTGCGGCATATAAGTACCCATACGTACTGCACTTTCGTTCCACCTCCTTCCAGTTTCTTCCAGTAGATGGAACGATTCTGCTATATAACAGTATGGAGTTTGAATGCCTGATCTGCGGATCCAAGGTCAACCCGCCCTACGAGGCGGGCAGCCATTGGTGTGGCGAGTGTGTGTCAACGACACTCGCGGAACAGACACGCATACGGTACGCTCCTGAGTACCATGAGATCATCACCGCCCCTACCCTGCGACGGGTAGGATGAGTAAGAAGCGCCAAGGCCAGAAGCTCGGCAACATTGCCGAAGCTACTCGTAAGAGCAATCAAGTGACCCTTATCTCGGACATCCTTCGGACACTCCCTTGCGACCACAAGGTTGAGAAGCCGAAGGGATGGTTCCCCACCAAATAGCAAGAACCGAAACACTCCGTCAGGTCGGACAGTAAGGGCCACCCCTCGGAGGATAGTTTTGAGTGATAGGGGCCTCTCCTTCGGCGCGCCCTGCGCGAACCCCGTAGAGAGAGAAGGCTCGCTTCCCTCGCCTGACGCTGGCGCGTCAGCGCCACGGTCGCTCGCATGTCTCGCTTCCATACACGTCGGCGATAGCCGTAAGTGTTGGACACATTCTCGGCTACGCCATCATGTGTCCTGAAGCGGCGTTGCGAGCAGCAGGCTTTCAAGCCATGCTGCAGAGCATAAGCCACACTCTCTTAGAAGGCAATATCAACAATGGCCCCGACAGGCCATTGTTGCATACCCTCTATACCACCTTTCTTTAGGGCCACCCTTATGTTCATTGCCCCATAGGGCAAAAGAACTAGCCTCCCTGCGTTACCGCAGGTCAGAAGGCCATTTGGGGGTACGATTTGCGGCTACCTCCTTATATATATA